AATTCGGTAAGTATTTCGGTAATCTTCAGCACCCAGGAAAAAAGATATTTCAATTTCAATGGGTAAAACAATCCGGTGATCCGTAATGATCGCACCCGTTTCCAAAGGGTGTTCCATTAGCTTTGCATCTTCTTTTACGGTAACTTTTAACGGCCGCGCATTAGGAAATATTTGCGTAAAATTGCTATCGTAAACTGCAACCACATCGACGGCGTTATGGATTAATAGGTTGTCGAGAAAAGAGGCCATTAGATTTTAACCCCGTCATCAAATGTACCGGTTGCCTGGGCGAAGTGCTCTGACAATTGATTCATAAAAGCTTCTTTAATCCCAAAGCCGTCCGTTGCTTGTGTATTTATCGTAATATCGCCAGTTTGGAATGATATGCTTCGACGGTTATTAGTATCCCCGTTATTAAAAATACTACTCGAAGTTTGAGACATTAACGGACTATTTACTTCGGGTTCAGCGGCGCTAACCGCTTCCCATATTTTTCTACGGCCCTCTAGGGATTTTGGGTCACCTGCGGCGGTATCGAGTTGTGCTGCACCAATAAGGTTTAAGAATTTATTTTTGCCAGCCATACCGAAAAACTTTGAAGCTTTTTCAAAAGTCCAGTCAATAGCCATCCCTAAATCATGAAATAATTCAGTCAGGATTTTTATAGTATCTCCAATCCCCTCGAAAGTTTCTTTCATGACTTGCGCGAGAAAAGGATATTTTTTCATCATGTCGCCGATAAAAGAACTATTCCCTCGTTCAAAAGCTACAAAATCCTCATATAAAATTGCGAATCCTGCGATTAATACTCCAATAGCCGCAGCTAGGCCGATAACGGCCGCATTCGCCACAATGAACGGAATTGAAAATAATGTTGCGGCTATACCTATTCCGATTAACGCGCCAACCACGGCGTTTGCATGTTTCTGAAAAAACACCGCGGCCTTAGTCGCTGCTTCCGCAATTTTAGAAAATACGGGCAGTATTTCTTCGGCAACGGATAACCACATTATCCGAAAAGCGAATCCTAAGTCCGACCATTTGTCATTGAAATCGTGCGCCAGGTCAGTTTCTTTTTTTGTGACTACCCCCAATTCTTTCTGCCGTTTGATAATTGCTTCTAATACTTTACGGCCATGCTGCAATAGCATAATCGTTGCTTGATCTAATCCGATTTTTTCACCCAGACGCATAGAACGCTCGGTGCCAGCGTGTTTAAAAATATCCGCTAATTGCGGAAGTAATTTAAGCGCGTCTTGATTTCGGATATTAAGATTAGAAGCTAAACCGCGAATTGATTGTTGGAATCCTTCAACTGTACCACCATTCTTTTTTACCGCACGGCCCCAGGTATCTAAAGCTTCTGCATTAACATTAAGAGATTGAGAAGCACGATCGAGTTGTAGAGAATAATCGTAGGCTTCTTGCAGCCCTTCGATTATAGAATGCGCCGAAGCGAAAGCAGCCACTACGCCTAAAACCGAACGGCCCAAATTAACAAATGACCCGCTCAATTTATCTGACGTTGCACTGGTTTCTTTAAGCGTTTTTTGTAATTGCTCGGTACTGGTTTTTGCTTCTTTTGCAGCTTTGGTTGCTGACGAGGAATCACCTTTGATTAGAATCATCAAAGTTTCAATTATACTCATCGCGACCCCCTATTCTTCTTAGCGTGTTCCGCAGCTAGGTATTCATTATAGCGAGATATCGCAATAATCTCCCACATATCCCAGGCGTCCTCTAGCGAATAAACCGTTTTTAATTCGTTGAGCGTGGCTTTTCCGCTGGAAACGATTGCCCCGATAAAAGGGTCAACATTTTTGTAATCAACGTGGGGAGCTTGAGGGCGAAACCGTCTAAGAAATTCGAGGCTCGCCCGTTTTGAAAAAAACTGACATTGTACTCGATCATCGCGGCTTCTAGTTTACCCAAAGTTTCCCAGGGGAATTCCGTGGCCGTGTGGTTGTTAACGAGTTCCTTATGTGACAATTTTAGAAGTTGGCCATTTTCTAATTTCACAGAAACAAAAGTCATTAATTTGAGCATGACCTCCTCGCTAACGGAGTATTCGCCGACTTTTGGCATATTCGCAATTGGATATTTAAAACAGATTTCGCGACCGTCCACGACGGGCAATTTAGAAATAACGTAAGTTTTTCCGTCAATTTCTATTTCTTTCGGAGAGATCATACGCCAACCCCGGTTCTATTCTCAAATGCGAAAGAATACGGTTTTGACTTTAAGCGGCCCTCGCTCGCAATCGCATTACCTGGGATTCCGTCAGTAATCACGCCGGGAGAAAAACTAATAAAGCGGCCGTCTGGGTACGTAAAATTCAAAGTAATTACGTCTCGCGCGCTAAACTTACCTTTACCGACCCGATTAGCTTCCAGCAATATTCCAAGCAGAACATCGTCTACGCCGCCAGGTATCATCCCCAAAACAACTTTAGGGGGATTTGCTTTTGACCATTTTAGTAAGTCGCCATTTAATCCCATAGCCACATCTGCGATTTGCAAAGCGGGAAGATCGAAAGCGTCTGTATCATCCGCGAACTCAGTTAAAATTATCCCGATCGGGAAAGTTTTAGACGCAATCAAAGTACATACCGCGCCAAAGCCTGAAATATCTTGCATAAAAATTCCTTCTTTAGATTAAGTCGTGAGTTCCATCAATTTTACGGATAACATCGTCTTTGCTATAAACCAAAGTGTAATTCGCTTGATATCCAGGTGTTGGGGTAATAACCGGCACGATTTCCATGTTAACCCAATATCCCGAATTTTGAACTTGATGCCACGCATTTTCATCGTCGGTTATTTCAGAAATATATAACTTTTGGGTAACACTTAATACCTTATTAACACTAATTGTTCCATTTCGCAAAGCGGCATTAATCACGTTTTGCAATGTAATTAATAATTGGCCTCGCCCTTGATTATTCGCAGAAACTTTAGAAACCGCCAAAAGTAGGTTAATAAATGCGGTGTTTGCTGCATCTTTTAACCATTGCTCATTAGCAAAAGTATTCATATCGATTGGTGCAGTCGCGCCACCCATCAATACGCCGCGTTGATAGAAATTCAAAAACTGCCCGGCTGTTTGAGTTTGGCCATAATAGTTAATTCGTTTCGCATCCAATGCGTCAGACACTGAGGTAGAAGTCACGCTTGGAGTTAAGCCGGGGAATTGTTGAAACTCGTAATTCTGCACGCTATTTTGAGCATCGTAATTCGTAGCGGCCAAAACCATCATGGGCGCTTGCTCTGGATACTCGCCGGAAGTTTCTGATATCGTAATACCCACGCCCGAAAAATCGGATAGTGCATCATAGTATGTCGAATAATTCGCAAGCAACACGGCAACCATGTATTGATACTTAACGTTTTTCCCGTCTGTCCACGTAGCAACTTCGGTTTTTTGTTCAATTGACAAAGTGGGAATAAACAAAAACGAACCGAAATTAGTTGAACTCGCATCAGATTGATCTAAGGTCGCGGTAAGTGTTTCTACGCCTGAACCGTTTGCTAAAATGAGTGTTGCACCAGAAAGCCAGCCAATTGTCGCTGCTATATGGGTGCCGCTTGCGCCTTCTTGTACTGAGATTACGGCTGCAACTGCTGAACCGCCGACAAAATCAAAACTACCACGCGTTGAATTGTAAACGACCGTAGCTGCCGTCCATTGTGATCCTGTTTTCGTTCGGATTGCAGTTTGAAGAACTGCTGCAACATCAGATAAACTTGTAGCTGCTGAAAAATCCAAAGCCGTGAAAGTATTAACCACGCCGCCGATTGTTAAACCGAACGAGCCTGCGGTAATCATCTGCCATGCGGTTAATGATTGTGTTTGTACGTTACCGTAAATTCTAGGGGCTACCGCAGTACTAACCCATCGTGCAAAACTGATTTTTTTTGGTCGTGTAATCGATTTACTAATCCACGAAAAATAAAATACCGATCTTAAATATTCCTCGCTCGACAATCCGAAATAATCACCTACTGCCGCAGCCGTAGTAAATTCTAAAGGTGTGGATTGTGGCGGCAATAGTGCGTTATCTGTAAATAAACGACCGATTAATTCACGAGTGCTAACTACGTTTCCCGCGCCAACTCCGGAAACGACATTTACATATTTACTTAGGTCAATAGCCATTTAAAAAATCCTTTATGTTAAACGCGGTAAATTCCCGGGTTAATCGATTCTACCACCGGATTTGTAGATACTCTAGTTTGTCTATGCGTTAAAACGAAATCAAATGACGGAGAAGCCTCAAATTGATCTCTATCATCTTTAAAATATGGATTACGAACTTCGGTTACTCTGAATATTCCGACATTCGCAACATTAAGCAAATTCACTGTTTGGTCGCTTTGCATAATTGACGCCACTTCATTGACCAGATCACTAGCCGTATACTGAGATGGAGTAGCAGGATTTTGACGTACAAGCGAGCTGATTTGAAAAGTCGTTTCATAAATTTGTATTTCCGTATGTATCATTGTTTGAGAATCAACGTCCCATACATCACTTCGAGCAGGAAATCCGTACCTGTGATCGAAAAGTTTAAATAAAAAAACTGTCGATCCCGAATTCACCCCCTGTTGTGTAGGCTGATTTGATTGCGCAACAATAACGCCAGAATACCCGCGTGCGGTTAATCCGGCGTTGATTATCGAAATCACTAATCGTATTAAATCATTATCCGTTGACATATTACGTACCTACGTGATTAATACGCATAATAATCCTTTCCAGCCATCGATTGCAAACCAATCGTTCGCGGATTCCACCTGGTATCGAAGATTATTAAAAACTATTTGATCGCCGGATACATCGCGTTGAAGATCGATCACGTTTGCCGAAACGTAAAAAGTAAAATACGATTTT